GAGCAGGTGCAGTTCACGAACCACGAGACGACCGCTGAACTCGCGGCACACATCAACACGCTGACCGGCTTCGAGGCATCGGCCATCGAGGACTTCTCCGCGTACCAGTTGCATCCACGAGCCGGCGTGAACGTTCTCACGACGACGGCGTACCTATCCGCAGCCTGGGACACGACCGCCGACCTTCGCGTCGACCACGAGGCCGGCATCATCTCGATGGTATCTGACGCGTTCCCGAGCGATCACTGGGCGACCGAGTTCCCGGCGGAGTATCGCTCGGTCCTCGTGGCCTACAACGGCGGCTTGGATGTCGTGCCGTTCGACATCGAGCAGGCGTGCCTCGAAACGGCTGCGAGCCTGTACCGGGACCGCAAGAAGGATCTCGGCGTGACGAGCGAGAGCCTCGGCGACTACTCGTACAGCGTCGCCGCGACCGGTCGCATCGTGCAGCAGATCCGCGGCATGCTCGGAGCAAGGGTACGCATCCGATGACTATCGGCTCGCTGATCTCGTCGTATGGTCGGACGATGACCAGGACGCGTCCTGTCTGGATTCGCGACGCGAGCGGCGGAGCGGCTCAATCGACCACGGCAGGCACGACGACGGCGACGGTCACCGGCTACCTCCAGATCGGCGGAGGAGCGGTATCGCTTCGGTACGGGCGCGAGAACGTCCGCTTCGGCGCGACGCTCTACTGCGACGGCTCGCAGGATCTCAAGGCCAACGACGTGCTTACCGTGACGATCGCGAGCGAGGTTCGCACGTATCGAGTCGATTCGGTTCGCGTGCCGGATGATCGGTCAACGGCTGACAACCTGTACCACCTGATCGCGACGCTTGAGGAGGATCTGCCTCGTGGCTAGCGGCTCGTCTGGCGGCTCGCGATGGTCATTCCCGAGCGAGACGATCGTTCGTTCCGTCATCGACGGAGCGGCGCGCGGTACTCAGAGGCTGATCTTGGAAGCTCAGGTCGAGGTCAAGAAGAATCTATCGAGAGCCGGTACTGGCAAGAAGCATCCTGGCCTGCGTTACACAAGCAGCGCGCCAGGAAATCCGCCGGCAGTGCAGACCGGCACGCTGCGCCGTTCGTGGCAGACCGGAACCGTACGCAAGGTCACGGCGGGAACTCGTCTGGGATGGCGGCTCGGATCTAACCTGCGATACGCGCGACGACTTGAGTTCGGCGGAGGTTTCATCGCGCCTCGTCCGTACCTGCGACCGGCGCTGAATGCGATTAGGCCGCGTGTTGATCGCGTGATGAAGGCGTATATCGGGCAGGCGCTGAAGCGAGCACTACCGAGGACAACATGAAAGCGATACTCGACAGCATCGCGGCCGGTATCGCCGAGACCGCTGCCACCTCGTGGTTTCAGGGACTCGGAGGACGCGTCTACGTCAACGAGGCGCCGGCCGATACGGCGCTTCCGCTGGCCGTATATGGCGTGGTCGACCATCGGATCGAGCAGACGTTCGGGACCGATCGCGAAGCGTTCTCGATCGAGTTCACGCAGTACCATCCGCATACGTCCGGCGTCGCCGTCGCACTGGCATCGGCGGAGAAGTTGCACACGATGCTCGATGACAAAGCGCTAACCGCGACCGGCTATGATCGAGTCTTGATCCGTGCTGAGTCTCGGGGCGTTCCCGCGATGGAAGACGACGCGATCTCGACTAGCTCGCGGTTCAGGCTGACCGCAATAAAGGGTTCTTGAAATGGGCTACCTCGTAGGCAATGACGGCGGCGTGCATCTCGGATCGCACTTTGCGCAGTTCAACACGTGGAACGGCACGTTCTCGCGGCAGGTCTCGGACATCACCGGATTCGGCGATTCCGGTCGTCGGCGGAAGCTCGGCGTCTGGGACGCGAATGGATCGGCCGGCGGTTTCATGCTGGCGGACGCGTCGAGCAATAAGCCGGGCATCAATACCACGAACTGGCAGACGGACGGAAACGCGATCTACCTGCACGCTCGCGGCAGCGGCGCGGCTACGGCCGCAACGGCTTGCACGATGTCGATGACGGCGGTCATTTCCGAGATCGCGCTCAGCAGCACGAAGACCGGAGATGCGGCGATCTCGTTCAACTGGTCGCTGGCAGGCGGCTCGGTTCCAACCGAGACCTGGGACGAGACTTGAGGCTCTGGCCGACTACGGTTCTTACGCCGGACGACTGGATCGCGGAGGTCGTGTTCAACGACGGAACGCGATCGCGACTCGGAATCTCGCCGCATCTCAGCGAAGCAGAGGCGCTCGAACGCGTGCGGCATGTCGTCGGCTGGCGGAACAAGACGCGACAACTTGTGGACGTTAGGCTACGGCGACGAGTGCATGCGTTCGGCTCGGTCGCCGAGATGCACGTCGAGAACCGAGGGAGGCTCACGAAATGAAGACCGTAGACATCGGGAACGGCGTCTGCCTGCGAATGCTTGCCATCCGCGACATGATCGAGATGACGGAGCAGGCATGGCATGCGGAACGGCGCTCCGTGCTGGAGGATCTGGAAACGTCGCAGGCCATGCCCGAGCAACGTCTCGCGACGCTGCGAGAGCATTCCACAAGACGCGGGACCGCGATAGTGCTACTCATTGCGACGATGCGGCTCGAGTTTGCGATGGAGATCATCAGGCGAGCCGGCAAGAACGCCGGGACCGATGTCGACGGCGCTATCGGATTGATGACGCCTGCCGAGATCATTCGAACGGCTCAGCGATTGATCGGCTACGAGATGAGCGAGGAACCGCAACCGGGAAACGCCAAAGGTCCGGCGAGTTTGATGACCTGACTCGGCCGGACTACATCGCCGCCTCGGCATTCATCGCGAAACATGCTCCAGGCTTCGGCGATCCTCTCGCAATGCCGCTCGACTTGTTCGCCGAAGTGTGCGAGGCAGTGTGCGATATGCTGCGAGGCGAGAACTCCGAAGGCGGTCGCGCGGCCGTCGATCGCGAGATGAGGCGGCTAATCAATGAGTGACGCGGCATTCATCTCGGTTCTGATCTCGGCCGACCTGGCTCAACTGGAGTCCAATCTACGGCAGGGCGAAGCGAGTATCGCACGGTCAACCGAGCGAATGACTCAGACCGTACAGAGATCGGGCCTGTCGAAAGCGTTCGCGGCCGCGACAGATCCGGCCGTGCTGAACAAGTTCGCAAGAGGTCTATCGGCGGTCGCAGTCGCGACGCAAGGCGACTACTCAACGACGGCGAACGCTGTGACGAGCGTCGGTACGGCTATGGCGATGCTTCCGACGCCGTATACGAAGATCATCGGTCTTGCGACGGTACTGACAGGGCAGGCGCTCGGATATCGCGATGCGGTTCTTGCCGCAGCCAAGGCGGAAGAGGAGCGACTGCGACTCTTGCAGAAGCAGGTCGACGACCAGACCGAAGCGGCCTCGATGGAAGTTCGCAACCTTCGAGAGATGCTCGCGATCGAGAAGGAGATGGACCCGATTCGGAAGCGCGAGTTGCAGCTCGAGTACGAGAAGCGACAACTGCGAGGCGAGATGCTTGAGATGGCCGACCAGATCGACGCGAAGACGAATCGCAACCTGTATCTAGCAAGGGAGGCTTTGCTCATCGAGAAGGCTAGGCAAGATGTCGAGGCCATACGGGCAAAGCAGGCCGATGAAGCCGCGAGGCTTGCCGAGGAAGAGGCGCGACGTAATGCAGCGATGCCGGCACAACCGCCGACAGCGGCTGGTCTCATTTCGTCCGTAACTACAAGCCTTGGAGGCGCGTTCAACTTCGCGCAGAACCCGGTGCTACAGTCGATTCAGGACTACGCCATCAAGCAGGCCGGATACCAGGCAAACCTCGTGCTTACGGCACGTGAGATCCTGCAACTGCTGCGGAATCAAGGGACGGTAATCACGTGAGCGTATACGTCGTCGAGCAACTCGGAAGCCGCAGCGTCTCACGGACGCAGGGCAAGCTCAAGGCCACGCGTACGTTCCACGTCTGGGACGACGCGACGCCGCTCACGACGCCGAACTCGATCTCGCAACTCTTCGGCTCGAACGGCCTGCCGTACTTTGGCGAGCCGTTTCCCGGAACGACCAGCCTCGGAGCGACCGACTGGAGCATCGCTCGCGTAGAAGGCCAGAGCGATCTATGGTCGGTGACCTGGGAATATCAGGAGGTGAGCGGAGGCGGAACGATCTCGCCGCCGCCGCCTGCTCCTGACGAAGTCACCGACGCCGCGGTGAACGGGTACATCGAGGTCAACGCGTCGCTCTCGGCGTCGCACATCGACGTATTCAGGTCAATCGACCGAGCGACGATCATCGCGCAGTGTTCGACGAATGGCCGGCACGCGCTCGGTATCCCTGACCAGTTCGACATCGGCGGAACGCGTGTCGATTCGGGAGGCCATCCGGTCTCCTTCATCCTGCGACAGTTCGAGGTCAACATCACGCTCGTCCGCGAGGGACGGTTCCAGCCGCGGAACCTGCTCTCGTTCGTCTGGAAGCGGAACCGTACGGCGTTCCTCGACTGCGAGCCGGGCAGCGTGATCTACTGTGGCTGCTCCGTCAATCGAATCGGCGAGCGCAAGTTCCAATACAACCACAAGTTCGTATATGACCAGTTCTTCCACATGCGACAGGTTCCGTCGCGTGACATGAACGGCGAGGTGTTCCTTGCGCCGCTTCCGAACGTGCCTGGGTCATCGTGCGCCGAGACGGTTCGCTTCGTGCAGCCGTTCCCAGACCTGACAGAACTCCGAAACATCGACTCGCTCTTCTTGAAAGTAACCTGACATGGCTAACGAGATCAGCATCACGAACCGACTCCAGATCGCGAAGGGATCGTTCCAGTTCTTCTTCGCGCCGAACACGCTCCAGGCCGATCTCGCGAGCGAGGCTTCGGCCGGCGGGAACCAGGTCATCGGCTCGACGGCTGAGGCACTCGACCTAAACGGAGACGTATCGGCGAACGGCGTCGCATACTTCCAGAACCTGTCGACCGCGATCCCGATCGAGCTCGGGATCAGCGGCTACACCTCGACGACGGCGACCACGAGCATGATCTCGCTCTTTCGTCTCAACGCCGGCGAGTCGTGCATTGCTCGAGCCGCGACGACGAGCATCTACGCGAAGGCGATCACGAGCGGCACGAATACGCAGGCGTTCGTCTCGTTCCAGATCTTCAGCCCATGAGCGTACGGTTCACGAGCGGAGGCGTCGGCCGATTCGGGTTTGACGAGGCGAACGCGACGCTCGACGCAGCGGACGCGATGGTCGGCCGGTTCGGCGATGCCGGAAAGCCGCAGCGCATCGAGATTCCGAAGCCGATCGTTGCACGGCTCACGACGGATCTCGGCGACCAGATGTTCGAGCCTGGCGCGGCGAACGTGCGGTTCCGAGTCTGGAACTGGCAGCAGGTGCAGGTCGGACAGGGCCCGAAGCGCAAGCGCATCGAGGTAGCCGCGAACGGCAAGCAGGCGACGAAGTTCGGCGAAATGCCGGTAGGCCGTGCGATTCAACTCGGAGGGACAGCGCAGGTCGGCGAGACGGTCATTCTCTTCCGAATCATGTCGACCGATGGCCGTCCGTGGTTCTGCTTCTCGGGACGAAGCGCCGCGGTCGGAGCGTCATCGCTGCTTGCGATCACCGGCACGAGCGAGATCGTGCCTGGCCTGTTCCGCTATCAGGTCGAGCCGCAATACATCAACGCGACCGGAGGCCTGTCGCCGAACCCGACGCAGCCGGCCGGCGTCGCGTTCAACGTCTACGAGTTGAGCGGAAACCACGATCAGCCGCTCGAGTTCGACGATCCGCCTTCAAGGCTTCGCGTGCTCGGGCCGGTCAAAGGTCCGGTCGTCGGCGTTCTCTCGAGCGATCCGCGAGGCGAAGTCGTCTGGACCTTCGAGGCTCCGTCGCCGCTCGGGCCGGAGTGCATCGGGCCGACGCCAGGCACGTTCGGAACGCTATTGAATGGAGGCATCTGATGGCGCTCAGTCTCGCGCTCACCACGAACGATGAGCGGCTCTACGTCGTGCCGAGCGGCTCGCGGCAGGTCATGCACGCGATCTACATCGCGAACACGACTGCGGCGACGCGTCGCGTTCGTCTGCATCACTGCACGCAAGGCAGGACAAGCGGCACGGATAACGCGATCCTGTATGACGTGGCGATCGCGCCGAACGGGACGCTCATCGACTCGACGCGATTCCCGATGTACGAGGGCGACGTGATTCGCGGCAAGGCAGACGCGACAGGCGTCACCATCACGTTTCACGGAGTGCCGGCCTGATGTCTGCCATCGCGGCGGCGACGGCGTGCTGCTGCGGCGCGAACCCGTGCGGCTCGCCATGCTGCGATCCCGGCGTGACCGAGTTCGGCATCTACTGGACCGGCTCGTTCCAGATCATGTTCAACCCGTGCGAGTGCCTGCCTGATGTGCCGAACTTCATATGTCCCTGCTACGGACAGACGACGATCGAGGCCGGACAGGTCGGACGAGGTCGGATCACGAGGACCGATGCCGGTCCGCTCGCTCCGTGCGGCGAGTGCGTGATCGAGCTCGAAGCCGTCGCGAACCTCGGGACTGGCTTCTATAACTGCCCGTGCGCGTGTCAATGGGAAGATCCGCCAGGCTCAGGACAGTTCTACACGTGCCAGCAGGTAGCGCCGGAGTTCTGCGGCGCGTATCAGTGCCTTTCGGGCATCGGCGAACTCACGACGAGCGGAGGCGTCTGCGACGTGCAGTTCCGACCGGCGGTCGTTCTCGCCGCGGATACCTCGACGCAAGGGCAAACCGCGGGACGCTGGTACGTCGTTCTTCCGATTGGCTTCCTCGGGATCATTCGAGACGGCTGCTACGCGTCGAGCGGCTACAACTACTGTCACAACGATCCGCCGACCGGAATGGGCGGAGTTAGTCGAGTCGGCACGCCGGATGCGAGCGGCGTGCTGTACCTGGGTCCGCAGATCACCTACTGCGCAGATGGACGAATCGACTACCGGTCACGCGTCGGCGTCTACCAGCCGTTCAACGTGCAGACGTACCAAGCGGCGAACGAAACGCTCATCTGGTCGCCGGGAACGGTACAGGTCACATGAGCGATCGGCCCGGCCTGATGCTGCGAGCGGTCGGCGGCGCGATTGGCATCGCGAAGGCGGTCGCGAGAGTAGAGGCGGCTAAGCCGGCGGAAGTCGCTCGACGCATCGCGATCTGCGAGGCTTGCCCGTCCGGCTGCTACCTGGAACGCCCGAGCCGCTGCGACCTCGCGAAAGGCGGCTGCGGATGCTTCCTATCGGCCAAATGGCGCATCGCTTCCGAGCGATGCCCGAAAGGACATTGGTAGGCTAGTCGCATGGCAGTCACGCTCACGGGAACCGGCGGTCTATTCACGCGGCTCGGGAAGCTCTTCGGCCTGGCGAAGACGATCCGAACGCATCAGCAGGCGATCGCACCGACCTCGGCGACAGCGACGAGCGGCGTACGCACGATCTACTCGGTGTTCGCCTCGACGACCGGCACGCTTCCTATGGCTACCGATCTCGTGCAGGCAGTCGCGAACGAGGACATCGTCGCCGACGCCAGCCTCGGGACGCTGGTGGGCATCAAGGCCGCAGCCGAGCGTACGCTCATCGAGATGGTCGACGCGGATACGAAGCTGCCGGCGAAGACCGTACCGGAGGCGATGCGCGAGCTCGCGTTCCAGATGAACCGCGACGGCGAGAAGGTCGCGGTGTCGTCGTTCACTGTCGGATCAACCTCGTACAACGCGGCGAACGCAGGCAACGCGGTCGTGATCGTCTCGCTCGAGGCTCCGAAGATCATCAAGAACAACGTCGTGTTCTCCTCGAAGATCGCAGATCAGCCGTACGTGCGATCCGAGACGCTGACGTTCTCGTGCGCCGAGGACACCAAGACCGCCGGCGTCGCGAGCGGCTCCGAGGTCTGGACAGTCACGGGCGATCGGTCGTTCCCGAACCTCGATCGGCGATGGAGAGCCGGCAGCGGGACCGCGATGCGGATCAACGCGACGAGCGGAGATCAGGACGCCGGCGGCGTTCCTGGCTTGAACCTGCTCACGAACTCAGACTTCGAGGTCTTTACGTCCGATGTCCCGGTGAACTGGGAACTCGTGACCGGAACGGCGACGACGCACGTAGCAAGCAGCACGAACGCCCAGCGAGGAACGTACTCGCTGAAGTTCATCGGCGACGGCTCGACGCTGACGAAGATCCGACAGCGGACGAACTACGGAAGCGGAACCTACGGGAAGCTCAAGGGCGACACGCTGTATCTGCTCTCGGCATGGCTTCGAAGCGAGGGAACCTCGGTCGGCGGTACGCTGCGGATCTCGTTCCGTGACCAGACCGATACGGTCCTCGGCTCAATGACGGTGTCGGTGAACTTCGCCAGCCTGACTACGTCCTTCGTCCGCTACGGCTTCGCGGTGATCTCGCCGGTCAACATTCCCGACGAGACGTATCTCGTCGTCGAGTTGACTACGGCCATCTCGGCTACCGGCTCGATCCTCATCGACGAGCTCACGGTCTGCGAGATGCAGCGTCTCGCGGCCGGCGGTCCTGGTGTCGCGATCGTGGCTGGCTCGACGGATAGCCGTCGCGGCGATCTCGCGACGGTCGCGATCTCGAATAACACCGTCGGCGAGATGAACCTCGAACTCGATCGCATGTTCGGCCTGTACGAGAGCGGGATCTTCCTGCCGAGCGGGACCGGAACGAACGTAACCGTCGCCGACTCGTTGATCTCGTGACGCCGGCCCGGTAGGATTCCTCCAGCCGACCGGCGCAAGCGCCGACCGACCAACTCCGGCCGAGGCCTCATCCACCTCGGTGCCGCTTATGGCGGCAGTCATCTCCCGGCCTCGCGTCCCTCAGGCGCGAGGCCGGTTTATTTCCGCCGGGACACGTTGCTAGCAGGCCGGAGCCTGTCCGGCCCGGCCCGGCCCGGACGCGTCCTGGGGCGTTCTCGTGGCTCGGTTATTGGGACGTATCCGGTACTGGCCGATTTAGTGCGGCGAACGGCTTGACAGGGCCGAAATAGGCTGTACCTTTCACCTGTCGGCCTGATGAGCCGACCGCCGCAGGGTTTGCGGCGAAGCAGGAGATGACCGATGAAGACTGCACTGATCAAGTTTGTCCGGATGGCCGACGATTCCTGGTCCATCACGCGCGATGGATATGACATCGGTGCGATTGAGCGAGAACGCGTGGACAACGTCACAACGCATGGATGTGGTCGAGAGACTGCCGGATATGGCGTGACACTCGATGAGCCATACCGCAGCGAATGGTTCCCGGCTCGACGCGCATATGAGCAGACTGGACATAGCGCTCGCGAGGCGTTCGAGGCCGCGAAGCAATGGGCGCGGAATCACGTCACGGCTTGACCGCTCACGGCTCGGCCGCGGAAACGCGACCGGGCCG